TCAAAATTTATTAAAACAATTTGTTGAGCAAATGTAGGTTAATTTAAATGCAACAGATACAGTTTGACAGACCAATAAGTGTTACTCAAGATAATAAAAATGTGCAATTTGACACACCAATTCAAACAGATCAAATTCAGTTTGATTTACCTACTACTTCACCCAATTTAATTCCAGTAGGCGAAGATAATTCTTCTTATGTAAACTTAGATGATATATTTGAAGAATATGGTGGTCCTCAATCACTAACAAAAGAAGATATACTTGCTGATGATCGTCTTATGGAAGTTGTAATATCTAGTTTAGAAGCTAGGTATACTCCCGGAGGAGCTTTAACAAAAGCTAGAAGAGTTGCTAGTGGTTTATCAGGTGGAGATGTTGGTGGTTTAAGTGGTAGAGATTACCGAAGTATGGATAAAGAAAAAGTCTTTGAAATTTGGCAAAACTATCAAAGATCTTTTGCAGGTGGTCAGACAGTGACTACAGCTAATGAACTAGCTTATGGTTTAAACTCTGATGATGATACAAAAATGAAGGTTGGTGCAGGTTATTATCTTTTTGGTGAAGGTATGACAAATGCTTTTACAGGTGAAGGTTCTTGGTCAGAAATGGCTGATGCTAGTTTTGATTATGTAAAAGCTGCAGTTTATGATCCTACAACTATTTTATCTCTAGGTTTAGGTAAGCTCTTTGGTTTTGGTGCAACTAAAGCAAGTGGTGCTGTTGCTCGTTCTTTAATGATTGGTGCTTATAAAGAAGGTATTAAAAAAGGTTTAACTAAAACTTCATCCATTAAAGCTGTTGGAGAATCTGTTAAAAAAGTATTACCTTTTGCTATTGCAGATGCAACTTTATCTGCAGGAGTTGATGTTGGTTATCAGATGCAACTCATAAATGTGGGTGTTCAAGAAGAATATAGTAAAGTACAAACAGGTTTGACTGCTTTAGGTGGCATGGTAGTTATACCTACACTTACTGCTTTAGGTGCTACAGCTAGAGAACTTAGAAAAGGTCCTTTAAAAAATACCTTTCTTTCTTATAAAGAATTTGATGAGAACTCTTTAAAATTAGGGGTAGAAGAAGCTGAAAGACTACTTAAAGAAAGGGTTCAAAAAGATATAATTATTGATGCTGTTGATGAAAATTTTGGAACAATAAAAGGTAATACAAAAAACTTTTTAATATGGGCAGAACTAAAAGATGTAGCTGAAGAGAGGATAAGAGAACGTGGTGAAGAGTTTACAGAACCTGAAGTTATGAATGCTTTTTTTACATACTTTTTTAAAGGTAATCCTGAAGATGGTACAAAAGGTTATGGACAGGTTTTAAAAGAAGCAGGTTTTGTTGTGCATGATTCCATGATAGAAAAGTACGGTAATAAAACAGCAGTTTATGCTAACTCTATAAATTTTTTATCAACAAAACAAGTAAGAAAGATTGTAAAAAAGTTTGAAAAAGATTCAAAATATAAATTAAAGTTCACAGGCAAAGATAATAAAACAGTTGGTAGTGATAAAGTAACACCTGCTAGTTTAGAATCACAACTTGTAAGACAAGTATCAGCAGGAGGTGTAAGTTTACAAATTATTAAAAGTCTAGACAGAATGAAGCCTAATAAAAATGATAAACACACTAGACTAGACGCACTTGAGTTATTAACTTCTATTAAAAAAGAACAAGAA